TCTTTTAACATAATTCATAACATTATCTATAATTTCTATTGTATCTTCAGTTCCATTAGTTAATTTAGGTAATTCTGCGTAATTTGGTAATGTTATAGGGTAATTATTAGTATTTATACCATTACTAGAAGTTAACGTTAGTATGTTGTCTGTTTCATTAATTAAAACAATAGAATTACATATCATATTAGTTGTTGCTACTGTACTAGCAAATGCGACAGTAACAAATCCATTTTCTGTTGCTATAAATGTTCTGGCATTTAACCAATTAACACCAACAGAACTACCAATTGTTGTTAATCTTACTTTACTACTATTATATGTTGTAACAAAAAAACGTAATCCAGCAGATATACTATTTAATATTGCTTTAACAGTGTATGTCTTTCCTGCAATAATTGGAAAATAATCAGATCTTACACCTTTAAATGTAGTAGTTGTAGTTATATTAGCACTAGTTGTTGTACTACTATTAATTGTTACATTTCCTGTTCCATCTACTGGATAACCTAATCCAATATTAACTATTTGCCAAAAAGATGTTGAAAAATTATTATTTTTAGTATTTATAGCATTATTTATTGTGCTTGGATATGGTACACTTGGGCTTTCAGGATTAAAAGCTATATAACTTGTAGCAATTGTTCCTTGTTCTAATTGTACATTTGGTAATCCAACACTTGAATTTATAGTAAATCTAATATATCGTGCGTTAGATGGTGAAGTTAAAGCATTAGTAACGTTTAACCCACCACTTATGTATGTTTTATTTATATCATACCAAGCGTAAGGTGTATTAGTAGGTTGTTCATTACCACTAAATTTATAAGCAGTAGAAGAATTAACAAGTATATAATCACTAAAATATGCAGTAGCAAATGCTACTAATCCACCAGTATTACGATCTATAAAAGCACCCAATATTGCTCTGTTTTTATCAAATAATTGTTTATTAGCAGTACTTGTATTTTGTTTACTATTTCCTGTTATTTTTTTTATCGTTGCAATACTATCTTCTGCATCTATTATTGTTATGTCTGTGCCTGTTGCCGTTTTTTGTATTTTAGCAGTAGTTAAATCTTTAGTTAAATATATAGCAGTTTCATCATTGCTTAATATTTGTACTTGTTTAGGTACTTTATAAGCATAAAATAAACTTTCGATTGTAGCAATATTATTTGTTATATCTATATTAGTTATATTTTTCATTTCGTATGTATCATCTGTATATATTATTTTTATTTTGCCTATTTTACCATTTTCATATTGACTATCGGTATTTATACTAAAGTTTAATTTACTTGCGCCATTTGCATATAAAGTATTTGTTTCATTATCTTTAATTTTTATTATATTTACAAAGTTTAACAAAACGCGTTCATATATATTTTTATTTATAGTTTCAGTATTATCTACTAATTCAGTATTAGTTAAACTTAATAATTTTTGTTGTGTTATATCTATATCATTTAAGTAATAATTTTGTATTTCTAATGTAGAAACGGTTTCGTTATTATTTATAGTTTTATTATATAAATTTCTAGCGAATATAACATCATCATTATTTTTTAATATACTAGAATTAGGTATTAAACTTGTTTCATTTTCATAATCTAAACCGTTATAATTAAATTGATTATAAATTTCTTGTACTGTTTTTATCTCATCTCTAGTGCCATTAATAAAAACATAATCAAACAAGTTATATACATTAAAAATATAAAATAAAACCGCATTTGAATAATCACCATTTTCTAATATATAAATATTAGAAACATCATTATTATTTATTCTAGCTAATTCTAATCTAGATGTGTTGTTTATTGAAACATCTGCATATTCTTTTAAAAAATAAATATTTTCATCTTTATATTTTAATTTTGTTTCAGGGAATACTTCAGTACCTAAATCTTCAGACAAAATTAATGTAGATATATTATTTTCTATATGATAAAGAAGTATTTGCGCGTTAGTACCTAGTTCTGAATCAGGACTAAAATAAATAGTAATATAACTTTCATTTTGATTAAGAATAATATTATTTATTCCACCAATAGATATTATATCTACGTAATCATTTAAATTTATAAAGATTTTTTCTTCTAATGTAGTGTTATCTATTTTTATAAATTCTTTATATTTTTGATTTTCTTCAGAAGTTTTATTACAAATACAACTAATACGAACATTATAGTCATTTTCAAGAAATTCTACATTGTTATCATATATACTATTAAAATTAGTTATATTATATTTATTATATATAAATTCTGTTTCACTTCCAACATTTATATTTATTTCAGCTATTAATACTTCATAAGTAGAAGTTAATCCACCTACTAAAATATATTTTGCAGAAGAATTTTTTTTATATATTTTAAAATTATAAGCGTGTTTTATATCAGCATTATCAATTAAATCTAGAGGTGTTATATAACTTTTTCTTAAAACAAGTTTATATTCTCCGATTAATGTCTGGAACAGTGAAATCATTAAATAAAACAAATCTTTTATCAGTGCCTTTAATATCTATACCGTAAAAATAACCATTTTCATCATAATTTAAGTATTCTATAGTTTCTATATTAGTTCCAGTTGAGTATTTATCAATTGTTGCTATTACTTTAAAATTCAAATCTGTAAGAGTTATAATATTATTAGCATAAAATACAAACATATCTTCTCTTTTATTTAAAATAGGTTCACTATCCCAAAATTCAGGTACTTTTGTTTGCTCATTAAAAACTTGTGATTTATTACTTTTGATTTCACTTACTAAATTACCAGTCAAATATTTTAAAGTTTTTTCTTTAAATTCATCTGTCATATTACACCTCTTTAAAATTGAAATCTAAATTAGCATCTAATGTATTATTTCCTAAAACTTCTATCTCTCTTAATTCAAAATTATCAAATAGAATAGTTGCTGTATTAGTTATATCTATATTTCTTGTTATATATTTACCTTTGTCGAGATTACCTTTTCTTTTTCTTCTTTGATTATCAAAATAATTAATTACATTTTCAGCATTAAAATTAGAACTTAATTCATAAGTATATTGAATAAATGTATCTGTATCATTTGCTGTTATTAAAGTTTTTTTAGTTTTAACTAAATAATCCGTTTTTAAATCAATTAAATTTAGATCTTCTATATTAAATACTACTTTTTGGCCCACATTTAACAAATCATTGTTTCTTGTTATTACTGTTAAATTAATTTCAGGTATTCCTTTATATTTTATAATAGAATTTGCTGTTGCTAATAACTCACTTTGTGTTGTTATATCATTTCTGTTTTCATATCTTGTTATTTCACCATTTCTTAAAATTTGTGAAGAAATACGTTCGATTTCATCCCTATTTTGTGAAACTTGTCTTCCATCAACCAAAGCTGTATATATTACAATTATTTCATTTCCGGATGGTATAACATCAATATTTGTTTCAATATAGTTATTACCTTGAGTATAATAAAAATCTGCATAAATTCCTAAATCTTTTTCTGTATTTGTAGCAAAACTATAAATTGTATCATCAATAGTTATACTTTTTATTTCAGCAATATTATTTTGTAATAAGAAATTTTTAGTAAATCCATCTGTTAAAACTAACTCTGTTGTATCTATGCTAGCATATACATTATCACTTAAAATAAATTGCTTATTTCGGTAATCTCGTGTGCCAAAACTATATTGTATGTTCTCAATATTATTAGCAATAAAATAACTTTCATTAAATTCTATTGTTTTACTTGTAGTTAATAAATCAGTGCTAATAAAATCTATAGCAATTGTATCTTCATCTATAACTCTAGTACTCCAGATACTTTCACTAATTTCAGCCAAATATTGAAACATATCATAAGGTGCTTTGTCTAAAGTTGAATATGCACCAATTATAGTATCATTTGTTATATTTATTGTACCAACTTCAAATCCATAATCTTTAATATAATCTACTACTTGATTTATTGCTTCTGTTATTGTTTTATTTACTATAACAAAGTCTAAATTTTTACCTTCACTTAACAAACATTTATAATCTAAAACTTGTAAATCAATAAATTTTGGCTTTGCTGGATTTAAAATAACATCTCCACTGTTTTTTATAATACCGTTAAATTTCAACACGTTATCTATATAAATTTTGCAATTTGAGTAATCTTTTGGCATATAAAAAGTATATCTATCATTTATAAGTTGTACTTTATTTAAAATAACAGAAGAAGTGTTTAAAACTTCTTCATTAATTTCTATTTGGTTAGAACAACAAACTTCTTGATTTGCTATGTATATTCTTACTATATTCATTGTCTAGCCTCCTTGGTAACTTAATTTAGATCCATTCGAAAATGTTTTTATATCATTTACAAGTTGTCCCAAACTATCTCGTGTCATATTATTTTGAATATTAATTATTATATTTTGATTATTATTATTAAATTCACCGACTGCAGGATTGTATTTTTTAGGTACAACTGCTTCGCCTGAATGTAAATATGCTAATCCCTCACGTTTAACATTATTAGTACCTGTTGCAAGTTTTGGTATATTTAATGTACTAATTGAGCCAATACCAACACCAGGTATTTTATTTATAAGGCTAATAACATTATTAAGCCCATTAATAAATCCATTTATTGTTGTTTCAGCTATATATAGTATTCCATTTACTATACCTTTTATAGTTCCCCAAATTGCTTTTCCTATTGCTACACCTATTGAACCAACAAATCCAATTATAGTATTCCACATCCATTTTGCACCATTTACAACTGCATTAAAAGCTCCCATAAATATATTTGCAATCCAAGAAGCTATTCCACCAATAAAATTACCTATACTAACAAATATATTTTTTATAAAATTTACTGTCATATTAAATAAATATTTAAGTCCTGTTGTAAAAGCTTCCCAATTTGAGACTGCATACCAAATAGCAAATCCTATTCCGGCAACAATTAATGCTATTCCTGCAGCAAATATAGCTCCAATAGCTACTACTCCACCACCAATAGTTGCTAAAACTCCAGCTACAGCGCTACCAACTCCAGCTAAAACACTGCCTATTGTACCTCCCATAGATAATACAAATGTTCCAAATGCATTCATTGCACCACCTAATCCAGCCATTATTCCCCATAAAGTACTAAATGCTGTTATTAATCCATTTGCAACTAAAAGAATAGGACCTAATGAACCTAATACTAAAAGTGCATCTAATATTTTTTTTTGGTCTTCAGGTTCTAATTCATTAAATTGTGATGCTAATTGCGAAAATTTATCAACTAAATCTGTAATTACAGGTAATAAGTTATCTGTTAATTCTCCAGTTGCTTTACCAAATTCATCTTTTAAAGAACTTATTTTACCAGTTGTTGTTTCGCTAGCTTTATCCATGCTTTCAAAAAATGGTTGTCCTTCGCTCGTAGCAAATTGCATTGCTTTTGCTATTTCATTAAAAGAAACCTTACCATTAGAAACCTTATCTCTTAAATCGCTCATACTTTCGCCTGTTTGTTTTGATATATATAAAAGTGGATTAAATCCTTGGTCTACCATTTGATTTATATCTTCCATACTTGCTTTACCAGAAGCACCCATTTGTCCAAATGCTCTTGTTAATGCTTCTAATTTAACAGAATCACCCATTGAAATATCTCCTAATACTTGAAGATAATCTTTAGTTTTATTAGCTTCTATTCCAAAAGCTAGCATCATTTGAGTTGATTTTAATAAATCTCCTGTTTCAAAAGGTGTTTTTTTAGCCATTTCTTGTAAATCTGATAACATTTTTTGTGCTTTTTCAGCACTTCCTAGCAAAGTAGTTAAACTTGCTGAAAAATTTTCTATTTGCATATTGTATTTAACACCAATACCAATTAATCCAGCTATAGGTACTGTTAATCCTGTAGTAAGTATTGTTCCAGCCTTATCAAAGGATTTTTGTAATTTTTCTGTTTTAGATTGTAGTGCCGAAATACCACTTTCAGCCTTATTAGTATCTAATTTAAGTTTTAAAATAATTTCTGCATCAGTTATAAGTCATCACCTACTTTCTTAACTTGACTTTCTGCATATCCCCAAAGTTTTGAAAGACCTTCATCTATATTATAAGTAACTTTAGGTAACTCATATTGTTTTTTCTTTTCTCTATAAAATACCTCTTCTTTTTGTTCATTTACTTTTTGATTTTTAGTAGGTTTTTCATATGTTCTATATTGAATTACTTGTCCTATTGCACTGTGTTTTTCTAAAAATAAACCACCCAAAATACTATCGAATTCCCACCACGAAATATCATCTTTATTTAAGTTAATTCCTAATTTTAAAAAGTCATAAAAGTAATATTTATAATCATATTCATAATCAAATACTTGTTTTTCTGTTTTTGTTTTGTATTTAGTATTAAATAAATACTTTATTATTTCATTTAACAAAAATTGTTTTGTTTCATATGATATTTCAGTTTTTATTTTTAATATTTCAAGTGCTTTAGTTATTTTAAATTCTTCAGATATTTTCATTTCAAATAAATGAAATAATTTAATAACACTTTTAAATGTTAAGTTTAATTTTATTTGTTCGTTATCAATTTGAAGTGCATCTAATTCTTCGTAATCTTCGTTAGCTCTGAATTCATAGTATTTACACGTTTTTGATTGTTCTTCATAATATTTATTAACAAAAAATCACTTATCATTTCAACCATTTGGATGTATTTAACTTCTCCACCTATCTCAATAAATTTTTCTTTATTTTCTTTAAAACATAATTCCCCAATTAATTTAAAAGTCTCTTCATTCATTTTAGATGTAATTTCAAAAACCTCATCAATTTTTTCTTCATTAAGTTCGCCATTTTCGATATCTTTAATTTTATTAGCAAGTTTTAGAGTATCTTTATTTAACAGCGCTTTATTTAGTTTGTTTAACTCATCAGATGTAAGTTTCATTGTAAATCTAAATAATTCTTTGCTTTCATCTTCATTATTTAATAATATATCTTCTTCAATTTCATATTTTCTTGTATTAATACTTAACATTTTTCATTCCTCCTAAAAAAATAATGGGAGCAATTAAGCCCCCGTTTAACTAAATTGATGGTGTAGCATAATCACTTTCTACAAAAGTAGTTCCTGAATTAACTTTAACATCTGTTGTTACTTCTAGAATTGTTGGTGTTTCAGCTTCATATGTTATATTAGTAAATAAACCTACAAAGTCTATTTGTTTTCCATTCGCACCTTTTAATTTATTAACTATTCTTATTGCTGCAGTTGCTGCTGCCCCAGTTGCCCATTCTTTACCTAAAACGAATTGTTTAGCAGGATCATCTTGTTTGAATTTAAAAGTTAATCCAAAAGTAGGATCATATGCTACTATTTCATTATTTGCAAATTTAGAGCATAAATCAAACCAAGTATCTAAACTTTCGCCTTTATCATGAGATATGTTTGTAACACATAATTTTGTGTATGCTGGTGTTTCTGTTGCAGATATATCAATTAGAACTTCGAAGTTTGTTGCATTACCTTCCATTTTTATTCCTCGCTTTCTACGTTAGCTTCAAAGTTGATATCATAATAAATATTTTGATTTTCATCTCTACCCACAAAAACTGGTGTTCCTGTTGCATATATATTTATTATTTTACCATCTGTAAAACTATAATTTTTAAGCAAATGTAAAGTATTAAATACTTCATCCGCTAGTTTCCTTGTATCTGTATCGCTCATATTACCTAAAATAAGCACTCTAAATTGTAAAGTATAATAATCTATCTCATTACATAAATTATTGCTTATATTTCCGTTTTCAAGAGTTACAGCACAAGTATTTGTTACTGACTGTGGTAAATCAGGAGAATATGCAGTTGTTAAACTTGTGTCAGCAATTATTTTTGTTCGTATTGCTGTTATAAATTTTTCTGTATTCATCTATTTACCTCCTATTGCTTGAGCAAGCATTTTTTTATATGTTTTAATGTGTTTTCTTTTTGTAGCATCAAACCATTTAATCCTTGCTTTTTTATTCTTTTTACCTCGAGCATCTACATAATATCTAATTCTAACGTACGGACTTCTTAAAATAATAATTCCATTTTTAAAATCACTATTAGTTAAGCCACTTTTGTACATTGTATCACTATCTAAATATGTAAATTCTCTACTATCTTTATAAATTTGTTCTGTTATTGTTTCAAGTGCTTTTTCGGTACTTTTTTTTAGGTTGTTTTCTATATAATTGAAAGCCTTACTAAAACTATCAAAACTTTTCATTATTTTAATGTAATTTCGTAATGATGAGGTGTTGAACTATCAGCATTTAATATTTCAAGGTCTACAATTCTATATTCGCGATTATTAAATTCTATTTTACTATTTATAATTGGCTCGTTTGTCAGTCCTGTTGAACTTACTAAATCATAAAACATTATTGCATTGCCTATTAACTCACGACCGTTATTAGAATATGAAAATCTTTTTAAATCTTCTATTTTAACGTACGATAATGTAACTGCTGTATTCCAAGTATCTCCCTCGCCATTATTACCTAAATAAGCCTTATATACGGCTGTATTAGGTAGTTTTATTCTTGGTATTGGTTTTATCATTGTTAACCACCTTCAATTCTTTCCAACCTGCGATTTCATACCATTTCCTAGCACCCTCTGGGACTTCTCTTATTATTGCGCCTAATTTAAACTTTAACATAAGAGCCTCCTAGCATAACCCTACATATAACAATCCTATATCTAATAAAATTGTATATGTATTAGGACTTATTCTTTTTATTATTTCACTTGTTTGTCTTGTTGAACTTGAACCACTTTCGCTAAATTTACCTAAAGAATAATTAGCACCATAGCCACTATCTTCTAATAAATCGCTATTTTGTTCTAAAAAATATATTTGCTCACACAGAGCATTAACAAAGTCTTGATAATTATCATCAGTTTCAGCAGGTATATCACTTGTTATTATACTTTTGATTAATTTAAGCGCTAGATATTCAAGTCTTGTAAAATTAGAGGGAGTAGTATCACTCCCAAAATAAACTTCGTATTCAGTTTCAGTTATCATAATACTACTCCTTTTTTGATTATATAGATGTTGCTCTTGTTTTGATTTGTACTCCAAGAGGATTAGTAACAGTTAAGCCACCAACCATTCTTCCTTGTAAAGCAGAAGCACCGATGTGTTTACCATCAGCAATATCTTTAAAAGATGGTTCTACTGCCCATACTTCGTATTTTTGGCAATATCTTTTATCGTATACCATAAATTCAACTTCATCACCCATTAAATAATTAGGTTTAACAGGGACTCCGTTTATTTTACCAATAACACCTTCTCTGATTAATTGTTCGCCTAATGTGCCAGCAGTATTTGCGAATTTTTCATCAGTTAATAGTAATAATTCTGTATCAGCATCTACGACTATTCTCATTGAATTAACTTTCATGTTTCTTTTTTTCATGTTTGATACTTCTAATGCTATTTTATTATAAACAGTATCAGTTGTTAAAGGTGTAGTATCAGCGCTAATTGTACCAGTTTTTAAAGCAGTTATTGCAAAATTTTCTTTAGTTATACCAATTGAATAACCTGCACTTTCAACTCTTTGTGCTCTAATATTATCTGGAACTGCTTCCGCTTCATAACCATCAACTAATTCGTTAATACCATAGTTTTTGTCTATTGCTAAAGGTAAGTACTCTGTTGCAGATTGAGTTAATATTATACCATTTAATATATCATAATTTGATACTACAACTTCACCAGCTCTTGTTGGTACATTTATTTGTCCTGTTGCTCCATCAATTTCATAATCTGTTGAAAAATCTTCGTATAAGTTCATCTCACTTCTTGCTATTGTTAAAACTTCATCAGCATAAGTTTCTCTTCTTTTGTGTGTTCCATTTATTGCTATTGCATTTGCCATGTTACATTCCTTCTTTCTTTTTTTAATTGAATAACTCTGGATGTCTAGCTTTTAAAATAGCCTCAACACCAGTTGATTTATTAACAACAGTTTTGTTATTCGCTATTCCTGTCGTTTCTTTTTCTTTTTGTGTAAATTTTTCATTTTCTTTTAAAAACGTTTCTAAATTATCTTCAAACTCGCCATCCATTTTTGATACTTTAAATAAAACATAATCTACATCATCAGAATTAACGCCTTTTTTTAATAAAGTGTTTTCTCTTTGTGTGTTAACTTTTTCTTGTTTTAATGTTTCAAGTTCTTTTAAAACTTCAGCTTGTTTTTCAGTTTCTGTTTTTTGAGCTTCTTCCCAATCTTTGTATTTTGCTAATTGTTCCTTTGTTGGCATTTTAGCTAACTTTTTAGCAACAATTGCATCAGCCATTTTTTGAGCTTCACTTTTAACATCAACTTCATTTGCAACTTCATTAGTTGCCCCAGTTACTTCAACATTTTCGTTTTCTACCGTTTTAATTTCTTCTTTATTATCTTCCATAATTTCCTCCTGTTTTAAGTCCATCGACTATCCCATTTATTTAAGGTTACAATGTTCAACCATATTTTATTCATATTTTATAAAGCAATTGCTATTTTGTGCTGTTATAGTTAAAAATAGTCCAGTATTAAATGCTGTACCACCTGACCCATCAAAATCAACATTAAATGGTACTGTTTGATTAGTCATAGCACCTGATGACCATAATAATATACCAGCTGTTGAAGTGCCATCATATAATGAAACAACACTATTATTCACAACACCTGAAACTACTAATCTATGTATAGAACCAACACCAAGTTTTAAAATTCTACCTGCAGTTAATCCTTGTTGAAATGTAGTTTTCGCTTGTGATATAGGTGTTCCATATCTTGACACAGAAGCACTTACTGATGAACAACTAACTGTGCTTCCAACACCTGTATTTGTATTTAATAAAAATGCTCTTAAATGTAATGTACCCAATAAAGATGATGTTGTTGCAGTAAACGTATGAATTACTTTTCCATCTACAACAAATTGTATTCTTTTATTTGTATAGTATATTTCAAAAGTATGATAATTAACATCTAATGTAAATGTTGTGCTTATTCCGTTAAAATTTCCTGAACTAACAATAGTCTCAACTCCAGCTCTAATTAAAACACAACTAAAAGTTGTATTACTTATTTGAAAGTAAGCACCATTTACGACAGGTATTATATCACAAACACCACATCTTCTAACATTATTTACAGCACCTAAATCGTTTATGCGAGATACAGCACGATAATAATTCATATTACCACCCACGTATCTTGCAAGTGAATTTGAATAAAATCCAGCACTTGAATTAGCTGTTGTTGTTACTGCTAATATAACTTCACTATTAACAACAGTAACAGTACCACCATTTGCAGTAACTGGTGTGTAAAAATTAGTATCTAAGTTGTCAGAATTGTAAACTCCACCAGATAAACGATAATTTTGTGCTACTTTTAATTGATTAAGCATAGTACCTTCAATATCATTTTCATATTCATCAACTAATTTTGTATTTTGCATTTTATTAGTTTGATTATTTTTTATTTCAGTCAAAATATCAATATTATTATTTTGGTTTTCTAATAGTTTTTGACTAAATGTTTCAACTACTTCAAATACTGAAGATGTATCTTCTGTTCCAGTATTGAATTTTGCTTGACTAGGTGTTAAATCTATTCTCAATTTTAAATCATATGTTTTTCCTATTGCTTCACTGTTAATTGTCCCATTTCCGAGAAAACTTTCTGTTATTGTATCTCCTATTACAATACCATCGTATTTATCCATTTCTGCACCTCCATATTTTGATTTTAAGCCACTTTTATTTATTAGGTAGTATAAGTTTATTACTTACTTATTAATTTTATTTTGTATTGCTAAATAATCTTTTATTAAAGAAGTTTTATTAGCATTAATAGTTAACTTTTTAGCAACATCTTCTATTTTAGTATCACCAAAAGAAATTTTACTTTTCCCAGATTTATAATATTCAGTTGCTAATTTTTCAGTTTCTAATTTTAGTTTTGATAAAGACATTTTATTTAATTGTGTTTTATTATATTTTTTTATTTCAGTTTTAATTTCTTTTTTAGGTTTTATAATATCATTAGGTATTTTTTTTGTATTATCAATATTCTTACTTATAAATTCTTTAGTAGGTTGTCTTACTAAATCGTTTTGTTTAATAAATTCTCTTGTTTGTTTTTGTTTCTCAAGTATTTTTTTATTTGCTTCTTTTATTAGTTCTTTATCAGCATTTGCTTTTTCTAACATTTGCTTTTCACGTTTAGCATTTCTTATTTGTCTTTCATAAGCACGTTGTTGTTGAGATAATTCGTATTGTTTGCTATTTTCTTTTGAATTTATAACTTCTTGATTATATGCACTTAATTCAGGTACAAATATAAACTTACTATGTCCACAATTTATGCCAAATATTCCAGCAGGTTTTCCATAAGTGCTTGAACTCCAAGCTCTAGGTTTTATTGTTTTTCCGTTTATGTCTTTTATAGGTTTTGTATTATTACTTAAGCTAAATATATCGCCTTGATCCAAAGCACAAAGTGGTCTAGCACCAACATAAGAATTTATTTCAATATAGTCTGCACCTGTTGATTGTATTCTTTCATCTTGACTTGCATTTGAAATATTACTTATATTAGTTTTAGTTATCATGTTAACGTATGCTTCAGTACTCCACATTGCTCCATTTTTAGCCCTAAAACCAGTTAAACCATTATCAGCAAGTTGTTGTATACCTGACTTAATAGAACTGTTTATATCTTTAGTTCCAGCGAGTACACCAGTTGTTATATTATTTATTATATTTTTATATTCTTTACCTGCTGAAGCAATCATACTTTTATTTACTTGATTTAATGTTGTATATACTTCTTTACTTGCTGTTTTAAGTATCTTCTTAACAATTACACTTTCATCAAGCCCGCTTGTTAATATACCATTTTTAACTGCTTTATCTATTATATCATTATCTATGTTATAACCAATAGTTGCAGATTTTAAAAGTATATTTGTTACTTCTTCTTTAGTTTTATTACTATTATCAGCAATTACTTTTATATTTTCAGCATTTAGTCCGTTTAATTGTTTTAATCTTTCTAACTGCCAATCTTCAACATTATCAATTGTTATTTTATCAACTTTTAGTTTATTAGCAATATTAAGTAATAAATCTGTTTCCATGTTAGTATAAAGTAAAACTAAATCTTCACTTAATTTTTGTATTTCTTCTGGTGTCATATATTACACCTCTATTCTTCATCTTCTTCTGCTTCTGGCGTTTCTTCTTCTTCGCCATTCATTAAATCAATACTTTCAGGCATTATTATTTTATTTTCTTCATTTATTCTTTGCAGTTCTTCTTCTGCTTCTTTTTCAGTCATACCTTTGTACTTCATTAAATAAGATTTTTTGCTTAGTAATCCTTTATCGACTTCAATTTGCGCTTTTTCCCTTTTTGTATTTTCATCTTCGATTATACTGTCATCAAATTCAATTTTTATCTCTTTAAATTCTATATTTTGAAGTTCGCATATTACTACTATTAAATCATATAATAAATCTTTAATCATTATTTGGTGATTGCATTTTGCTCTGTAAGTATCACTATTTTCGCTTATTACTTCAGTTGCTGTTTTCATACTTACACCATCAAACGAATAATAGTTTTGACCAAGTCCTACTCCAGCACTAAGATAATTAAGTTCTGCATTTATACTTTCTATATGTTCTTGATGTCTTAAATTGAAATCTATTTCTTTAATAGGTTGCATTTCCATCCCGTTTATTGCTTGATAAACTTTATCGTTTCTATCAAAATAAGATACGTTTGAAATATTGCCTTCATTATCAGCAACAATATTTTTTCTAAGAGCAGATTTATCAACTAATATTCTCTTTTTACCCATATCAAATTCATTTGTAAAACTATCGTATTTTTTATCAATTGCTTTTAATTTATCTATATGATTAGCAAATATTGATAATCCCATTGGGCTATTTAAATCAAAGTTATTTACTATATTCGGTCTTAATATTTGAAAATGTGGTGTACTCGTTTGTATTTTGTAAGGATTTTTAACTTTAGGAAACTTTTCTTCAAATGATACTAGTTTTCCAAGTGTACTACTATCTTTTGATTTATATAGTTCATGTCTAACTTCATAAATTCCATCTTTATAATCATGATACGTTAAATGTGTATAACAAACCTTGCCTTCTTTAAACTGGTCAATAACAATCATATCTGTTACTACTCCATTTTGGTACGAATAAGGTATTATTAAATCAGCATCTATATAATCTATCATTATTTGGTCTTGGTCTTTATATTCAATTGTTGCTCCAGTACCTAAAGCAAATACTTTTTCTATAAACTGCGGAAACATTATACTAAAGTTGTTCTTTTTATTATCTAGTACAGTCCAAAGTTGTTTTGTTTTTTTTTCATCATCTAAACTTATTTTTACTTTTTCACTCCAAAGTAATTTTTGAAAATCTTCTGATATTTTCTTAGCCATATTTAAAGTTAACATTTCACATTCTGTTGTTGTTCCATCTGCTAACTGTACATTGTAATAATGAAAATCATTAACATTCCCTCTGTACCAAGACTTCCATATCTCAATCATGTCGTATATATCTCCAACAGGAATATTAATACTCGATTTCCACAATGTTTCTTGTATGCTTTTATATATATCCATTTTATCCTCCTAAAATTTAAGTCCTAATTTTTGCAGATTATTTTTAATCCAATATTGAAAACAGTCACATAAATGATCTGCATAAAAATAACTGTAATCTTTACTATGTGTATTATAATATATCTCATTACTGTTAAACTTCTTTTCATCTTTATTAGGCTCAGGCTTACCTTTTTCAACTGTGTCTTTTTTCCACATGTAATTTTCTACTTCTTTTTTAAATATACTATTATTTGGTGTATCTAAAGCCCTAAACTTACCTAATGCTAAAAAGTCTTGAGAGTAGTCTACAAGTTCAAGTTTGTTTTTACCTTTATTAACAGGTGTAAATCTCTTACCATAATCTTTGAATAATTGATTTCTTAAAGCACCGTTCAGCACTATCTATCGTTTCAGTATCAATCGTTGCTTTCCATCTTTTTATACACGCTATTTCAAAGTCAAATATTTCTTTACTTAACTCACTAGGCGCTTTTTTTACTGACTTTTCATGTGGGCTGTAATAATAAGTGTCTAACAAGTACCAATTTCCATCGTTTGCATAACCATAACAACCACATACTGTTGCAGAAGTTTGATGTCCTCCATCAGCACTAAAGTCTAAATAAAGTATTTTTAAATTACTTTGTTCTATATAATCAGCATTAAACCATTTTATATGTTCAGGGTTATATATTAATCCCTCTATACCTATGACTTGCCCTAAGTAAATCCAATTATAACGTTTTTCATCATAAAATTTTAATCTTTCAGCTTCTTCTATAAACATTTTCCCTAACCAACTGCTAGGGACTGTTGTATAATCTGTTTGAGTTACTAAACAATCATCTCTTATCATCATTTTTTCAGACCATTTGTTAACCCAATCAAATTTATTTTTAGGTGGGTTATATGAATATAAAGTTAAAAACCAATCATCATTCCCTCTTGAGAATGTTGCTATTATTTGTTGTATATCTTCTTCATTATCAAATTCTGTTAATTCTTCAAACCATACAATTTTTATAGGATTATTTTCATCTATAAAACCTTTAACTTTTTCATAGTCATCCCCACCAGCAAAATATATTTTATTACCATTACTTAAAATAGTAATTTCCATCGGGCTTATACCCGCTCTATAATCTATATTTTCTTGCAATCCTAATCGTTTTAAAGCCCTTTTTATTTCTTTATATACACTATTTCTTAAAGTATTAGAATAACGTTTTAATATTATAACACTACAATTTTCTTCATTTATAACATGATAAGATATTTTAAGAGATATTTTACTCGTTTTAGTTGACCCTCTTCCACCTTTATCAATTTGATGCGGTTTTTTAGATTTAAAATTACTATGAAAATGTGGTGCTATTATTTCAGTTAATTTTATAGCATTATTCATTCGGTAAATCATCAACTATATATATTCTTTTAGTAGTTTCTATCTCTTTATCTTTTAACTTTAATTCTTTTCTTTTTAAATCAAGTTCTATTATTTTTATTTCTTTATCTATTATAATTCCATACGCAGTTGCTAAATCTTTAATATTAGTAAACATATCTACTTTTAATGATTTTTCATTCATTGCTTTTAATATATTTTTTATTAATTCTTTTTTAGTATTATGTTGACTTTCCATATATTCTAAAGTAGACTTTGTATTCTCTTCTTGTTTTTGTGCAACCTTTTCAATAACATTATCTTTATTTTTTTTCAATAATCTTCTTACTGTTGTATCTGTTGTGTTATTTATTCTAGCTGTCTCTCTTATATTAGTATTCATAGCATAATCTGAAATGATTTTCTTTTTTTGTTTATCTGTTAATTTAGCCATTTCATCATCTCCTGTATCAAATCTCTTTTGTTTCTAAAGTCTAATGATTGTCTTTCTATTAATTTTTTAGATTTAGGTTTGTTATCTATTACTAGTTTAAAATTTCTTGTTATTCTTTTATATTCTTCATTATAGCTAATTATAGATATTATATTAACTTTATATTTTTGAGACATATTTGTGAATAGTAAATTTATATATTTATCTATATTAATCATCTCCTAAATATTCAACTGCGTTATTATCTATTAAGTAGTTTAATCTATCTCTATTTTGTACTATAAATTCTGTACCTACTACTGCATTTATATTTTCTTCTGCAAATACTATATTTTTTAAACTTCTTACTGGATAACCTTTTACTTCTTCTTTTTTATAGTCTGTTTTCTTTTTAGCCATGTTTAACACCTCTTTCCATTGTTTAGGATTATCTTTTTTAGTATATTCAAATCCTTTTAAGTTGTTATTATACATTTTATTAATTACTTCATCTATATTACTAAAGTCTTGTTTTACTATATAACCATTTATATTTTGAATTAATCCTTGCTCATATAATACTGGATATTCAGTTGCTACTACTGGTACACCTAATTCAAATGCTTTTGCTGTACTGTATCCCCAACTTTCTGTATCTGAACATGTTATATAGTAATCTGCATTTGCTATATAGTTTGCATCGTTTAATACTGCTTGTCTAAAACATAATCCATCTACTTTTTCGGCTGGTATATTATCAACAAAAACAGTCCAAATAAATGGTATTTTGTTTCTTTTTAATTTATTAACGAACAACTTCATTTTTTCATAGCCTTTTTCTTTTGATAGTCTAGTACAAGTTATTAAGTTTAATACTCTTTTAAGTTCTTCTAGTTTTAATAAGTTATATATTACTTTAACATCTTTTAAATCAACGCCATTTTTTGCTACTTCTGATACTGCTATATGCACGTTAGTTTTTGGATGCTGTCTATAGTTCCAATTCATAGCCTTATAATCTGCTTGTATTATTATACCATAGAAATTATCAATTGAATTTATATTGTCAGCTATGTTGTCTTGATTACTTGCACATATATACTTATTACATTCAAATTTTTGGTTATTAAATTGTACACATTTTACTAATTCTTTATATTTATTTAATTGTTTATAGTCTGCTACTTTATATACAAATAGTATTTCATAGTAGTTGCTAAACTCTTTAAAAAATTCATATAACCATGTCTCTATTCCACCTATTTTACTAACTGCTTTTTGATATATAATTAATTGAGATTTTATAACATCACTTACTTTTTCTGTTATTTCTTTTTTCATGTATCTACCTGTTAAATTATCTTCTCTTTCTGTATAGTAATAATATAATATATCTTCTATATTTGCTCTTTTACCTTTTCTTGCTTGTTTATTGAACTTTTCATCTTCTCCAATTTGCAAAGTTTCATCAAATCTTATATTTTTAATATTATCTGATTTATATACACAGTTCCAAACTGATGTATTCCATATAGGTGCTTCATCTTTTATAATAAAGTTGCCTTTTATTCTACCTATACCTTGCCAGCTAAATAAACAATAGTCAAACTCTTCTGTATCTATTTTATTTAATATGCTAGACACGTAATTTGTGCTTATTTTGTCATCACTATCGATAAAGCATATATATTTACCTTTTGCTAAATCAAGTCCTTTATTTCGCGAATTTGAAACACCTTTATTGTCTTGATGTATTACTTTTATTTTATAATTATCAATTTCTTTTTCATAGCAACCATCATCAATTAAAATAACTTCAACTTCTTTTGTTAATTGTGGTATTAATATATTCATTAATTCTTTAGTATATTCTAATGTTTTATAATATGGTATTATTATAGATAGTTTTATCATAAAAACCACCCACGTTTTGAATAATCAACTTCAATATTTTCCTTTTTAAATAGTTCTTCAACATCTTTAGTCCATTTTCTTTGAACAAGTCCCCAATGTGTCCTATTTTTATCAGAGTATCCTATATCTATTATAAAATCTTGTGAATTTATATAATGATCATATTTAGTATCTAATATTTGTAATTCCCATTCATGAGGTGTTATATCTTTTTGCAAGTATTCTATTAATATATCTTTATTCCAAACACTTGGTTGACAAGAACATAAATACATTGATTTATTCTGCCTTTTTAAAAAGCCTTTAAATTGACTTTCTGTGTCTTTAGTATCATATGTTTTTTCAAAGTTAAAACACGCTATATTTTCATTTATAGAGTTTATAGCATAGTTTAATCTATCAATATCTACTTGTTGTCTAATAAAGAAATCATCTAATAATATTATTACTTTTTTTGTAGGTATTTTTTTTAACGCTTTTCTAACTCTTGTGGTCCAACTTCCTACTTCTTTTATTGTATTAGCATATTTACAATCAATTGTTTCTGTTATTATATAAGTTTCAAAATTATTTTTAAAGTATTTATTATATAACTTAAAAAATGGTTTAAATAAATCTTCGTTTTTATCGCAACTTATTATTACAACTGATGTATCCATACTATACCTCCTATAATTTATAATCTAATTTAAAATCTATAGATTGTTTAATTGTTTCTATTTCTTCTAAATATTGTCTAATATCTATAATTTCATCACTGTTTATATATTTTTCTTCAATATTTTTAATAAGATTATTTAAACAACTTTTTGTATCATTTCCATAAGCTAACTTATCACAATTTGGATAAACTAGTCCATATCCATTATAAATTTTTTTATCTTTATTTTCTATATATTGATCTTTATAAGTAACAAAATATTTATATGAATTACCCCAAAATGGAACTATTGTATATTTATTTGATATTATTATCATAAAATTTCTCCTTATAGATTAAATATTAATTCTTTTAACTCTTCTTTTGTAAACCTTTCAGCATTATCACTTGTAAATGGTTTATCATAATTATAATCATTAATTGTTTTTTTACCAATTCTAAAATATTTATTATTATATAGTTCACTGTGATTTAATTCTGCTAAAGTTAAAAGTGCTTCATCATTTTTTTCAACGCATCTTAATCCTACTTCAATTTGATTTCCACTTATACAATCTGCTAAATCTTTTATAGTACATGATTTGTTATTATATACCCATAAATCTTTATTTGAACCATTTTCAAGTGCATATAGTACCAAATCAACTGCTTGTTCTATACTCATGAAAAATCTAGTCATATCTGGATTAGTTACTGTTAAAGGTTCGTTATTTTCTTTTTGTCTTCTCCAAATATCTAAAACTGATCCATTTGAACCTAAAACATTTCCGATATCTAGTCGTTAAAAGTGTAGTATTAAAACTTTCAACAGATTTTATATACATTTCAACAAATAACTTACTACAACCATAAATTGTAGTTGGATTTGTTGCTTTATCTGTACTTAAAAATATAAGTTTATCAATATTGTTTTGTATTGCACTATTTATTACATTTATGCAACCATCGATATTTGTTTTTCTACATTCATCAGGATAAGCTTCTGCTTTATCTATATGCTTCATTGCGCTTGCTAACATTATAATGTCCGGTTTATATAGTCTAATCACATTGTCAACTGTTTCTTTATCTCTTATATCTCCAACTATTCTTACTATTTTTTCATTATTTATATTTTGTTTAGATAAATGTTGATTTTTCTCATCTCTATCAAAATGTATTATTTGTTTAACATCATTTATTATATTTTTAGTCATAGCAGTTCCGAAACGTCCCACTACCTCCAAATATTAAAACTGTTTTATCTTCCATTCTAAAACCTCAAATCTCTACCGTGATACTTCTTACAGTATCTTTTACCTTGCATTATAACAAGTTTGTCCTTTATATATTCTATTATTCTATCTATCATACTTATCACTCTTTTTCTTAAAACCTATTTCATAAGACTCGTTTTGTTCTGTTATTTCTTTTTCTATAATATAAGTTTTATTTTTGTTATATATTTCTATTTTATAAGATTCACATTTATTTAATAATGTTTCAATTTCATTTATAGTACTATGTATATTATTTTTCATTCTTATCACACTTTCTTGTACAACTAGAGCAATTTTGAGTGCAACAGTCAAATATACTAATATATCTTTCACATTTTTTAGTTTCAATTGATAATGTACATTCTCTATCTTTAAAATCATAGTATATGCAATGCTCACAATTTTTCATATTAATTCTTCTTTCGTTTATTTATTCAATATATATTTCTTATAATATTCACATGCTTCTTTTAAACTTTTAAATTTCATATCAACACTTCCTTTATATATAAAATAGATTACTCTATTAGCTCACAATAGGGCATATAGCCCTTTAATTCTTCTCAACATACTCTAATAACATAATTATATGAAACAGTCTACTGTCGATTACTGGAATGAATAATTTACCATACAACTTCTTACCGCATTCTTCACAAATGAAGATTTTACTTCCATCACACAAAATATATTCGTGTTTTTGTTCGTGCTGTTCGCATAAATTACATTTCATCTTTGTTCTCCTTAAAAATTATTTTATAGGATATATTTTATTATATCTTTTGGTAGCAGATGTCAGAGTCGAACTGACTATTTTCGGGTTATGAGCCCAACGAGATTTCCGTTTCTCTAATCTGCGGTATGTTGGTAGCATATTTCCGTATACTACCTGCTTCTTCCCAAAGAAAACTATGTTTCAATTATCTAACACTAAGAAATAATCGTTATTGTAAGTCGTTGGATTCAAACCAACAAGTAATTGCCATACTTTATCATTACTTACATATATAAGTATACAGACCAATCACTGCATACCTATGGCACTTTTTAAATTTGCAACCAAATAAACTTATGCAATAAATTGCACTCGTTCGCAAGTCCCGTAGTTGACCTTTCAGATATCAATGCATAGTAATATCTTTTTGGCTGTTTGTCCCCCTATATGGTTTATTATCACCATAAAACTCATTTAACTTTATCGGTATAAAGCACCAACACATAAAAAAAGAACATATTTTTATTATATGCTCTTTAGACCTATTCTAGATAATTAGCCTCAAATGTTAGTTAATTTCCCAAAGCTAATTATCACTTATACTTATTATAACATATCTAAGTCAAGTGTCAACACTTTTACTTAAATTTCCCAAATTTTATATCATTTATTATTTCTTTTATATCTTTACCCAAAAGTGATTCAATTAATAATACATTGTTGTTTTCTTTAACTAGTTTTTGTAAGTTAAATGAAATTCTAGCTATATCTATTGCTATTAAAAACAAAAGTATTGTTACTACTATTTTAAACATATTTATTCCTCCCAAATTTCTTTTAATTTTCTTCTTAACTTTTTCTTGTAATATCTTTTATTTCGTGTTCTTTGTGAACCTGTACTTCCAGTTTTATAATCTTCATAATATATATTCATTAATTTATAAAAACTCTTTTGCATATTATTGCTCCTTTAATCCACATCTGATTCCTGAAGTTCTTGTTATTGGACACATATCTCTTGTATTATTTAAAACAATATTTTCTTGTTGTAGTTTTTCATTTTCTTTTAACAATCTTTTTAATGCTTCAGCACGTTCTATATTCTCTTTTCTGTTTCCTCGAAATTCTAACTCTTGTATTAAGCCTTGTATTATACTACTCATCTAACCATCCCAATTCTTTTATTTGTTGCTGTATTGCTTTAAGTTCTTTAACTGAAATATGATAACTTTTAACTCCTATTCTTTTTATTTTAAATTCAAATTCAAATATAATTTTTAAATCATCATATTCATCGCAACTTATTATAGTTATTTTATTTTTATGTTCTTTATATAAATATCCCAGTTCCTCAAACATTTCTTTTGCCATCATCTAACTCAACTCCTTATTTTTAAATATAATTTGTAATACTTTAACTAATAAATATATTATTCCTATTAATATATAAAATGGTATCATTACTATTTTAAACATAAATAGTAATATAGCAAGACATATAGAAACTGGCAAGGCTATTATTCCTAATGCTATATCAAAAGTTTCATTTGATTGTAATAGATCATCTATTATCATCTCTTTTATAAGCTCTTTTATAAACATATAACTTAACATGTACTACACCTCTACTTTCTCTATCTCGTAATCCTTTACCCAGATTTCATAATAAATTTTATCTACATTAATGTAATAATTACTTTTTTTTATTTCAAGTATAGTTGCGGTAAAATCTTTAAAATTATACCCATTATAACATGTATAATCAGTAGTTATTATTACTTTATCACCTACTTTATACATATCACCTCACCTTCTTTACAAAAGGGGCTATTTTACCTATTCTTTTATCAAACCCTATTAATACCTTACCCTTTAATCCTTCTCTATTTTTTGCTACCTTTATATGCAATTCAGATACTGCTTTATCTTGATGTTCTTGCTCTTGGTATAAGAATATAACTTTATTAGCGTCTTGTTCTAAACTTCCACTTTCTCTTAACATAGCTAAAGTAGGTTCTTGATTTTCTGCTAATCTATTTAATTGTGCTAAAACAAATATAGGTATATTACAATCTCTAGAACAAAGTTTCAAATCTCTACTTATTTTAGCAACTTCATTTTCTCTACTAAATGATTTTTCTTTACTTTTTATTAATCCTATATAATCTATAAATACAACATCAACTTGATTTTTAGAACTTAACATTTTTATATTAGATATTATATCTTCAATATAACAACTCTTATCATCTATTTTAAAATCATATTCTAAAAATTCATTTGTTACTTCTGCTATTTTTAATATAGTATTTGGTTTATTGCTTAATATATCTCTTCCATCTACTTCAGCAAGTCTACTATATATTTTTATTGCAAGTTCTTCAGCATTCATTTCTAAACTTATAAAGAATACTTTAAATTTTTTCTTAGCTAAATTTATTGCTGTTTGAATTGCAAATGTTGTTTTACCAGCTGAAGCTCTAGCAGATATTATAACTAAATTTGTTTTTTGTATTCCATTTAATAAATTATCTAGTTCTAATATACCAGTTTCTATAATTTCGTTTTTGGCTTTTTCTTCTAAGTATCTATACATTTCGCTAGTTATTATTTCAGATGTTTTAAAAGTTTCTTTAGTATAAAAACTGGATGTATCTTTATTTATATCCGATAATATATTAGTAGTATTTTCAAAATTTGATAAATCATTAATTGCTTTTGTTAATTTATTTTTTAATAAGTTTCTATTGTAATTTTCTTTTAATTCTGATATAATATATTCGATATTTTCAGGTACAAATTGAATATCAGATATTTTCGAAATTAGTTCTTTATTAAATTTTAAAAGTTCTATATGTTCAAGTTTATCTTGTGTGTATAGTTCTTTTATTTTTTTAAAGAACTCTTTATAATATAATATATTTATATCTATATTATCTATATAATATCTTCTATTAGATTCATATATTAAAATATGGTATAAACTTAATTCTAAAAGTTCCATTCTATCCCTCCAAAATAATTTCTTCTGTTTTATATTTTCTTTTAACTTTATCATCTTTATCTAACCAATTTATTATAGTCTTATAATAATCTTTATATTTAGTTTTTCTATTGCATTCGTAAGTTTCAATTCTTTCAATATATTTTTTAATATCTTTTTCATCAAACATATCTAATAATTTATTATATTGTTCTTCTGTAATTTTAAAGTATATTATTTCAAAAGTTAAATTATTAATTTTTTTATATATAATATTATTATTAATTTTTGGTTTTTTTATATATATACTATTCTCTTCTATACTATTCTCTTCTATACTCTCTAAGCAGTTGCTTAGCACTTGCTTAGCAACATTTGATACATAAGTATTATTTTCTTCTCTCTTTTCTCTTCTCTCTTCTCTCTTCTCTGTGTTACATATTGTTACATTGTTGTTACATTGTAACATTTTTGTATTATTTTTAAGTTCTCTATGCTTTCTAACTCTTTCTGCAACTGCCGTTTCGCTACCAATCATCTTTTGAAGTGCTGTCATATAAAATGTATCATTATCCCATTTTTCAATTGCTCCTAATTTAATTAAAGAACTTATTGCTAATTTAACTATATTTATATCTTCATCTAGCATTAAAGCAATTTCTTCTTCTGCGCTTGGTAATAATGCATCATATTTTATTACACCTTCAGTTTTTAAACTTTTTAATTGCATTTTTAAATATACTATAATTAATTTATCTCCATCAGGCAATTTTCTTAATATCTTAATATATTTTTCATCAAAGAAATCTTCTTTAAGTTTTAGCTAGTAAAATTTTTTAGAATTTTCCATTTTAAACCTCTTTTCTATCTATTAGCATTTTCTTTTGTCCAAGCTTCTACTTCTTCAATTTTAAATCTTATTCCAGCAGTGCTAGTTCCTAATTTGTGATAAGGTAATCCTTTATCAAGCATTCTTTCTATTGTATAAGTACTAACTTTTAAATATTCTGATAATTCTTTTTTTGTTAACATTTAATCACTTCCTTTCTTAATATATATTATATAGCATTTATATTAATAAGTCAAGCATTATTCATAATATTTTTAATAAAAATTTATTTACTAGAGCGAGTAAGGTTACAAGGTTTTATTAAAATAAGTTTAACAAATTTAATAAAAAACGTTGACATATAGTACAATATGTTGTATAATAGTATTATCAACAAAACAAATTGCAGAGAAGCAAATTAAAAACACTGTTTTAGATAATAGAGTTGAGCGTTGCTCCTCTGGAGGTAGAAAATTGAAAGAATTAGCAAACAAAATATCAAATGAAATTATAAGTTATTTAAACAAAAGTACAAATGAAATTGATTTAAACTTATATGACGAAGTTTTATTAGATACAATTAAAAATCTAGATTTAGAAGAAGAAGTTGAAAAATATATAAATAAAGATTTAACAAATGATTTGTTAGATGAAATTTATAATATAGTTTCTAATGAATTTGAAATAAAAGAGGTGTAGATATGATTAAATTTTTAAAAGAATATACTAAAGAAGATTTTAAAACAGATTTTAAATATTTTGGAGGAATAACACTATTTATATTTACAAGTTATATATTATATATTATATTATATTATTTTTTAAGGGGGTGTTAAAATGGCATATGATTATCAAAAATATCAAAGAGAATACAAAAAGAAACATTATAAAACTAGTTCATTGGTAGTACCAATTGAACTATACGAAAAAGCAAAAGAAGAAATTAAAAAAAATGGAGAAACTTTTAATGGTTTCTTAAATAGGAAATTAAAAGAATTAATCAAGGAGGTTAAATAAATGGAAAAATTAGAAGAAATGGTTGAGATACTTGAAAGTGCTAAAGACAGTATTAAAATAGCACTACTAGAATTAAGAGAAGAACCTGCATTTAGTGAGTTGTATGATGAACTTGCTAATAATTTAGCAGAATTACAAGAGAAATTAGATAGTATAAATTGGGAACTTGAAAAGGAGGATTTGAAGCCGTGGATATTGAACAACTAAAAAAGTGGATGCAGGAAATACAAAGTATTCCACAAATAAAACAAGATACTAAAGAAGCAGGCAAAACAATACTTGATTACATTACTAATCTAGAAAAAGATATTATAAATAAGAATAATGAAATAGAAAAACTACTTTTAGAAAATAAAGAAATAAACGAAAAATTTAAAATAGTAAATAGCTATTTGGGAGGTTATTAAAATGAGCAATATTTATGAAAAATTAAGTTTAATACAAAACGAATTAAAAGTACCAAAAAATCAAAAAAATACGTTTGGTAATTATAAATATAGAAGTTGTGAAGATATACTTGAAACATTAAAGCCTATATGTTTTAAAAATAGAACTGTATTAATTATATCAGATGAAATAGTAGAAAAAAATGGAAGATATTATATTCAAGCATCTGCTAATTTAATAAATATAGATAAAACAGAGGAAATGATTTGTA